GGTCGGAGAGTTCAACCCTATGTATGGTCGCAGGCATTCGCCCGAAACAGTCGCCAAGATCCGCCAAAAAGCGTATGAAAGACCAAGGCGAAAGTGGTGTGTTGAACCAGATGGGAGCATGCACCTAATCGAAGCGACAGCAGCATTACCAGATGGATGGCAATGGGGAAGGTATTTCGACCCCTATAAACCTCTCTAGAATTTTATCGTGCTGGTCGGCTCCAGGATGGTATCCATCTCTAGATCCATTATATGTTGTTATTTGAAGGTGACTATGCTCAGCGTAATGTAAATTTGTATCTCGACATATCCATTGTATTGCATCTAGATTCTTTGCTTTCTGAACCGCTACTTGTGGATTTAGTGAAACATGCTCGAAAAAGAGTTTCTCCTTGAAATAACTTTCATCTGTTATTTCATGACCAGTCATTTTCAGCACAGCGATTTGATGCCAGACTCCAGACGACCACCCAACACCGTCAGCGTCAAGAAACTCCTGACGATTTGGTGCTGGTTCTAAAATATACACGTTCTCTGGTTGGAGTATTGGAACCCAATAACCAAGAATGCGTGTAATCGTACAAAGACTACCGCCAGCTTGAGAGAGGTTTACGAACTGATCTTTAGTGTTGTGTTTGTATGCCCATCCCTCCTCTTGCCTCACACCAAGAGCGACTGTAGTGCTGTCACCAATGTAAATATCGCATCCTTGTTCGACATCGTCCATCTCGATGTCCATCCGAAATCCAGCTTTGTTGATATTGTAATCAATGTCAGCCTCATACCTAGCCATTTTTTCGTTGTCTATAGCAAAATACTTTAACTTCTTACCACGTGCACCGAAATGACAATCAATCGGTTGTTGCATGCTTTTTCTTCCTTGTTTTCTTTTTGACTGGTTTATTGTACTCCTCGATACCAAGTGGCTTCATCAGCTTCTCGAGTTTCGGGTATAATTCCAGTAATTTGCCATCCTTGACACTTGTCAGAATATCTGCCTCGTTGTAATGCAGACCCTCTAAGATTTGAACCCAATTCATCTCTTGCTTCCATTTCGGGAGGTTTCTGAGATTACCGTTGGGATCTAGGAATGTATTGATTCTGCGCCATTCCATCTGAATCGTTGTATCGCCCATTCCATCTGGGATATCTCTATCCAACTTCACGTTCTCGGGCATGCCTTCAGGCAGACCCCATTCGACCTTCTCTGCACCAACACCTGCTCGTACAAGGGGAACGATTGTTTGGTTCGTTGCAGCCCATTCTTTGAGTCGAACGACTTGACCGTCGACAGTCGGGGCTTCAAACACATAATCAAACCCCTCGTTTACTTGTCTAAATTTTTTCATTATTTTCTCCACGATGATGCATTATCACATCTGATTCAGTTTCAATAACCACCCTTGCTCCACATGAAAGGATAGGTTTCCCATTTTCGGAATATCTGACCACACTTGGACCAAGTATCTCCACATCGTGGCAATATTTATTCGACTTTCCTTCCTTTACCGTTATGACAGGTTCATCAGTTCCGTGCTTTAGATTGGCACGAATCTTATGTTGATTCACATGTATATACTTCTTTGCCACTAGAAGTCCTCCGCGACTTCCATCATATTTCTCAGACGATACTTGATAAAGTAATTCAACAAGTTCGCTCGGCTCTTACCCCTTTGTCTCTGGTATTCACCCACGATCTCGTCTTTAATTTCTTGTGGTGTCATCGCGAGATCAACCAACTGTCGGTTGCGGATATAACCAGACGCCATTTCACCAGAGACAAACTCCTCTGGCTTCTGCTTCTTCCACTCGGCAAGTAGTGCCTTGCGGATTGGCTTCTGACGTTTACCCTCTGTGACAAACGTATCATCTTCACTCAGAATGTTAGGAACACCGTCACCCTTATCTCCAGTGATGATATGCTCCATCAATACTTCTTCTGGTGTACCATCCAACTTCACCCACTTCTTCTTGATAGGCGAGAACTGTTGGACGTTCGAGAACTTTTGTAACTGCTGGAAGTCGTGGTCACCTGAGATGATCAGGAATGGCTCTGACTCTTCAAATAAAGCACCTTCCTTTGAAGTCTGGCTGTGTTCAGCCAACGCACCAATCACATCATCTGCCTCTGCGCCATCAATATCAAGGACAGGATATGGAAGAAACTCGTCCAACTCACTGCGGATCTGATGGAGTGCATCAAAGATGGATGACCAGTCATGACCGCTGGACTCCCGAGACTTCTTACGCGATGCCTTGTAGTAAGGATAGACATCCCTGCGCCAGTAATGGCGATTATCGCAAGCAATAACCACCTCACCGAAATCGTTGCCAAACCGCTTTTTGTAGTTGCGGATCTGGTTGAGAATCATGTGTCGCAAGAGGTCGATGTTCATCTCGACATCTGGTCGACCGCGAGTCTCAGCCATGTAATTAGAGATGAAAGTTTGGTTGTAGTCAATTACAATCATACCTCATCCTCCTCTGGTTCACGACCCCAGACATAACCGAGGTCTGGATAGAACACACCATAAGATCGTTTGGGATTGCCGTCTGCGTCATACGCCATAACTCGGCTGACCCAATTCACTCTCTTATCCATGTTCTCACCATAAAAATTATCAACCCAATCACCATCTCGGAGGTATCGGTTCATATTGCGAATGTAACCTTCAAGAGACTTCACTCTAGCTGCAGCACCTTTCACGTTTGCACGCATATTGGCTCGCTCGCTCTTGAGTTCCTCTGTATTAGATTTGATCCACTCTTTGACTTTCTTATATGAGAGGTAGTGCTCATCGTCTAGACCGAGCACTTTCTCACATACGTTTTTAGGTTGGGATGGATTTGCAGCCTGACGTGCGGCACGTGCTTTCGCCAACCGCTCGCCTGCTGCCTTTCTTTGCTCCTCCGTCATAGGTTTCCGCTTGCGCTTCACCTTCTTGGGAGTTGGACGAAAATCGTCAATTGATATACGCTTTGCCATTTAAGGACTCCTTTAGTAATATACTTTAGTATATATCAGGACATCTCAAATGTCAAGCATTATCTTCTAAGTCTTGTTCTCTGACCCATCTCGGTAGTTCACCGCTGGGAGCAACATTCACCAGTTTCGAGTTGAATTGACCATCTTTAAGCATATACTCAAAGGTTTCCCACAATCGTTCGAACCTCAAGTCATAAAGTTCTTTCAGACCGATCAGAAGATTTGCCGTTTTATCAGAAAGTTCTGCAGGCATTCCTTCAAAGGATTTACTGTCAAGCATACGTTCCATTATCATGTCAATATCTTCAGTGACATTCCAGCACTTCATGATGTCATCTTCGAGGTTAAACCTATCGCGTTTCATTACGCAACCTTCTTGATTCGGTCAACAATGATAGTGCGCCATCCCTGCTTATCGACATCAAAGACAACCAGATGAGTATCTGTTTTTTTAGATTCCGTTCCCTTTGTTTCAGGCACAACACTTTCTTGCAATGTTGCATTCATGACACGCTCTGTGCCGTCCAATTTATCAAAAGTGATTTCAACCACACGGTTGGTGAGTTCATTTACAATATCAGTCATTAAATACTCCATAATATATTCCAAGTTAAAGTAAGATCATTCTACACTATTCTCATAAAAATGTCAAGCATCATTTTTTTCTTTTATCAATCAACCATTCAAGATTTTTGAGCGACTTTCTATCGTTTGGATTCAGAGATTCACCGTTTTCTATCTTTTCCATCGCGGTCTTAACTTCCTCTGGTGGTTCATCTTCTGGAGGAAGATCGCTGTCTTGCTCAACGTGCGGATTTTCTTCTGCTGTTATCTCAGGCACAATTTCTTCTGCGGTTTCGGTCACAGTTTCATCCAGAGACATAAACTCGATGCGTTTACCTGTAGCCATATTCAACTGCATATTTGCTGCAATGACAAGGAGAATAGCGAGCGGATCGAATACCAAAACGAGCATGATGATTACTGCCCGAACTGCTTCCTCTAGGTTTTCTCTGCCATCTTCATATATGAGGTCAGCAATATATTTGATTGGACCAACCTCCACCTCGAATGCTCGAACCTCAGCAGACATCTCAGAGCGTTTATCATATAGTACATCGTTGTCAGCTTCAGCTTCGTCAATGATAGCACGCATGGCAACACGTTCTTCTGCTTGCTCCTTACGAGCATCTAGACCACGAGTGACGTATCCAAGTTCCGTGTATCTATCAAGAGTTGCATCGAAATTATCAAGAGTTGATTGAGCACGAGCAATCGCCTTGTCATTAGATGCGATACGGATATCCAGTCTCTCGATCTTGGCTGTCGCGTCTCCGCTTTCCATGCCCTGATCAATATGCGCTTTAGATAGGAATCCGAAGATACCCATTGATGTGATGATTGATAGGATTGCGACCGCTGGGACAAAGTATATCTTCATCAATATGTTGGCTCGTTCCCAGTTTTGATACAGCCATGATGCTGTGACCAGTTTTGCAACCTCGAGAACAATACCCATCGCTAAGATGGACATTGCAGCTGCAGGAAAGATCGCCATCAAACCCACGATCGAGAAATATCCAGCAACTGCCGAAACACCCAGCGCGGATGCGAATAGCAATATTACATATCCCATGATTTTGGCTCCCATTCTATTTCCACAAAGTCTGCTAATGGCTCTTTATTCAATCGTATATTCAACATAGAGTTGAGGCACTTTGGATCGTGCCTCTGTTGCCATTGCAGCAGAAACTCCTGCATCTTCGCCCAAGATTTCTTCTCGAACTCAGCAATCGTTTCTTTTTTTAATTCACCTTCGTATTGTAGCACATACTTTGACGAGCCATAATACTTTTCATATAGTCTCTGCGGTTTCCCCGAATACCCTATATAATAATCGCCATTCGGAAAGTATGTGCAATAAACTCGGTGAACCTGCTTTTCTTTAGGTTTCCGTTTTTTAGCCATACACTATTTAGGAAGTGCATCAGAGTTGCATATCCAGACGTTCTATCAGGATTTGGCGATTCTTCAGGTGTTCCGCTTCGATGTCATTCTTTGATTGACCGTGATAGGCAACCGCCAGATTATCACGAATCATAATCTCATTTACTGTCATTTGCCGATCTTCCGCTGGATCATAGACAATAAACTCTCCGAGGATTCTTCCGAATTTACCCTTTCCGTCCATTCGAGTGCGGAGAGTGCATCGCTCTCCAAGTTTGTCTTTGAGGAACGATCCAGCCATTTTCCCAAAAACCTTTTCGATAGGATCTCGTGTGCGCGACTCAGGAGTATCAATACCGTATAACCGAATGCGCTGATTAGAAAGAATAACACCGAACCCAAGATCAATATCGACATCCACAGTATCACCATCAACCACACGCCTAATTCTCGCAGAATATTCATACATCAAACTCTTCTCCGTAATCTAATTTAAGTTCTTCTTCAAAATCCAACTCGTCTCCGCAAAAAGTGCAGTGAGTTATTGGATAAAATTCTATTTCCATTTCGTGTTCAATCCAAAATATAGCTTCACAAGACGAACATTCGCATCTAGTCTTGGTCATCTAAGCTGCAGACCCCCATACGTCTCCCCAATCACCAGTGATAGCACCACGAGCGTAATCGGTTGCACGATTCTCAAAGAAGTTTGTGTGTGTAGGAGCGTTTATCATTTCTTCAACCCATGGCAGAGGATTCTTCTTGACTTTAAAGATGCCCTTCATGCCGAGACTGATCAGACGACGATCGCAAATGTATCGGATATACTTCTTCACCTCGTCTGGTGTAAGTTCTTCCATGTCACCCATAGCAAAAGCGAGGTCGATAAACTTGTCCTCGAGTTCTACCATTTTCTCAGCGATAGAATAAATGCTACTTTTCAACTCATCATTCCAGATCTCGAGGTTTTCCTCAACGTATGTGCGGAACAACTTAATCATTGACTCAGCATGCATGGTTTCGTCTACAATTGACCAAGTAACAATCTGACCCATACCTTTCATTTTACCGTGGCGTGGGAAGTTCAGCAACATAATGAACGAGGAGAACAACTGCATACCCTCGGTGAATGCACTGAATGCAGCAATATTAGTCGCAACACTTTCTTTAGTTCCATTCTTGTTTGACAGATCCATAAAGTATTCGTGCTTGTCCTTCATCGCTTCATACTCTAGGAATTCGTTGTATGTTGATTCAGGCATACCAAGAGTCTCAATCAGATGAGAGTATGCTGCAACGTGTAATGCTTCACGTGCTGCAAAACCAGCAAGCATCATACGAACTTCAGGTTGAGGGAAGTATGGAAGATAGTTTGTAACATAACCACCAGCGACATCAATATCGCCTTGTGTAAAGAAACGGAAGATGTTTGTCAGGAATGCTTGTTCAGCTTCATTGAGTTTATTTTTCCAATCTTTAACATCTTCAGCCATTGGTACTTCTGTGTGAAGCCAATGTGATTGCTCGTGCTTGAGCCATGCTTCGTATGCCCAAGGATAGTTAAAAGGTTTGAAGTAGTCGCGCTCATCCTGTAGATTTAATTTTTTAGCCATTTGATTTCCTAAACAGTGTTAAATAATTACTTATGTTTTCCTCTGATCTATCCCAGATAGAGTTCCATTTATCTGTTGTGATCCCATCAACAACTTCGTATCCCACAGTGCCTAGACAAGTAACTAGGTCTTTTTGTGACAGATATAAATTTCTGTCAATAGGTTTGGTTATACCAGAATCTAGATATCTCATAAGAATTTCATTAGTTGGCTCTACATTGTCAGACAAGCCAGTATGGGGAAATTCAATATTCGTTATCAAAATGTATTCTGGATCGTTGAAATTCACGATTTTTTCCAGAAGATCAATCGGACTGTGTAAGTGATATAATAACCCACAACACAGAACAACATCATATTTTTCTCTATAAAGTGCATAATAATCATTATACGGAAGATTATGCACAGTTCTGTTTTGATCGTTCAGAAGTTTATCTAATATTTCACAGCAAACCAAGTCTGGTTCCACAACTGTAAACTTCTTTGGATTCCGCAGATTAATGTATGAGGACATTGTCCCATGTGCTGGTCCAAGTTCTAATACTTCTTTATCTTCGCATATCGAAAAAAACTTGCCATCAATATAACGAAGAATATTTACTATTGACTCATTGTTAATATGAGCCTCAAATGGATTATGAACCAAAGGTGGAATCCCAATCAGTAAGTGATTGTGAAAGTTGTACTAATTCTGTATAACCACCGATGTGCTTATCACCTGCATAAATTTGAGGAACCTGACCAGTCGGTTGATATTCTTCTTCAAATTCGATTTCCATACCATTTAAAAATTGTTTTGCTTGAGTGCAGAAAGAGCAGTCATCCCTTGAAAATATTTTAACCAACATTAATTTGTTCCTTTATCTACTTTGTTAATTTGTTTGAATGCCCATTCGCGTTCCTTACACCAAGGGCAGTAACCGCATCTTCCTTCGTCGCGCTCAGTGCAACTATGGGTGATGTCCATAATATCTTCAGCAATGCCTAAATCAAATGCCAACTGAACAACTTTATCTTTTGTCCACTCAGCAAAAGGTTGCCGAACAATTTCTTCGTATGCAGTTCCCTTCGTAAAAATACGTTGATGGTCTGGCTCCATCCCATCGTAATATGCTGTGACAGCTGAATAAACTACATCAGCATAACCATCAACCAATATCTCTCGGACTCCGCTTTTTACATATTCTGACGGATCTTCAGAGTCGATACTTCCCACGATATTAGTTTCAGCGTCATACCCTGACCATTTCAGGACTTGGTTTGCATATTTTACTGCCCCATCGATCTTGGGGACTGTGTAGGGACGACAGCTTTGTCCTCGCTTCTTACACTCATTATATACAATATACCAAAGAACAGCACTATCCCAACCACCAGAAACGCATACACCGATACGCTTATTGTGTGGGATGTTATCCCTCACATGCGATACATTCTTCATCATTTACCAACGCACTCATATCAATTTCATTTATCACTTGGCGTTCAATACGCTTCGAGACTCTATCAGCTTTACCGAGTTTTTCAGATCGGCAGTAATACAGAGTCTTCAATCCTTGCTTCCACGCCAAGTAATGGATTGCGTGGAGGTATTTAATGTTGACATCTGGACGGAAAAATAGGTTGAGCGATTGGGCTTGGTCGATAAATGACTGTCGATCCGCAGCATGCTCAATTAACCATCTCTGGTCAATTTCCATTGATGTCTTGTATATATACTTTTCATCATCTGTAAGACACTTGAGGTGTTGAACAGACCCATCGTTCGCGATTATCGACGACCAAATTTCGTCATAATCCAGTTTCTTATCCTCTTCACATTTATCCTTAATGAGACTATCCAGATACTTGTTTTTGTTAAGAAAAGCTCCCGATAGAGTGTCCTGTCTATAGGCATTCGCTCTAAAAGGTTCAATAGAAGGGCTAGTGTTTCCCATAATAATAGAGGAGGAAGCATTAGGAGCGATAGCCATAACATGGCTAAATCTCTTGCCTGTTCCTGCAGCGTCTGGGGCTTCTCCTCTTTCTGTGCCCAGTTGAAGATTTGCTTCATCTAATTTACTCCTGATCAGTCGGAACATACGCATATTTGCACCCTTTGCGATTGCGCTCTCCCAAGCGATACCCTTCCTTTGAAGATATGCGTGAAATCCGAGTGCACCGATACCGATGGAGCGTTCACGAGTCGCGCTGAATTTAGCACGTGCGACTGTGTCGGGAGCATTATCAATAAAGAATTGAAGAACATTATCGAGCATCTCTGCCATGTCTTTCAGGAACATTGGGTCTTTCGACCACGCATCATAATTTTCTAAGTTCACTGAAGATAAGCAACAAACAGCAGTTCGTTCTTCATTTGTAGGGAGAATAATTTCCGAACATAAGTTACTCTGGTGAATTTTAAGTCCGAGTTCTTTTTGGAACTCAGGCATTTTTCGGTTGCTTTGGTCAATATAATGGATGTATGGTTCACCAGTTTCCATACGCAACTCGAGAATCTTTTGCCAAAGTGCCTTCGCTGATACTGTGTCACGAATAGCACCTGAATGTGGGTCTAGCAGATTCCAACCGTCATCTGCTTCGGGATCTTGCATACAGCGTTCAACAACTTCCATGAAGCGATCGCTGATATTGATACCATGGTGCAAATTAAGTGCACGCATGTTTTGATCACCAGTTGGTTTCCTCATTTCGAGGAACATCATAATGTCTGGATGAGAAATATCTAAGTATGCGGCATAACTTCCGCGTCTAGTTTTTCCCTGTCGATATGCCAAGGAACTTGCATCATAGGTTTTGAGGTGAGGCATGACACCAGTAGACTTGTCATCGGCAGCACGGATGCCGAACCCAATACCAACACCACCACCCAGCATAGAGAGCCACGCTGTTTCGCTAAAATTTTGAACAAGTCCTTCAGCCGTGTCCTCAATGTAGTTGAGGAAGCAAGAGATAGGCATGCCGCGCTTAGAGCGACCATAAGAAAGGATAGGAGTAGAGTATGAGAGCCAATGTTTACTGCTGTATTCATATAACCTTTGTGCGTGTTCTGGATTGGACGAGAATGATTTACTGACATACGCAAACCTCTCTTGAGGTGTGGTTTCTTCGTCTCGCATATAGCTTTCTTGAAGACGCTGAATACCTAGTTTGTCAAATAATTCGTCACGAGATTCATCGATCTGAATCCCCATATATTCTCGTTTTGCCATTGATATCTCCTGAAGGTAAATCTATTTAGGTATTTGTTATTGTTCGTCTAGTGCCTTCACAACATCTGGGAAGTGTTGACCAATAATATCCCAGCACTGATCAGCTACAATCATATGTTCTTTTTGTGTGCCATTAGCACGTCTCAGCTGACAATAATGAATCCAAGAGCGCAAAGAACCTGCCATATATAACACCGACTCGGTCATACCCTCTGGTAATAATGCTCTTGCCTGTTCCTTTGCGATGCCTTGCTCCAATGCTGCCTTATATGAACGCAACGCTTCATTCTTTATCTTCGCCTGTTCCATAGACCACCATTCTTTAAGAACACGGTCATCGGTAGAGACTGAGTTCTGTCGGTTCGTCTCATCCTGCAGTCTGCACTCACGAGTCTCAAAGTTGGTTTGTTCAGCATAACGCTGACTAAACTCTTGGAATGAAAACGAACGATGACGGATAATCTGTCTTGCGATATCCCGAGTCGTTTTGATCTCCAAGGTCATGTGAACCATCTCAAACGGAGACCAGTGATCTTCGCGAATCAGATAACCCAATAATTTGGGTGCTGTCGCGGTATTATTTTGGTTGGCAGGATTACTTACTCGTGCAGTATATGCAACAAGTTCACCAGCAGTATTACAATCTGTGATTGCAGATGGTTTGCTCAATGCAATCAGTTTAACTTCACTCATATTTTTCTCCATAACGAATATTTTGCTTTGGCTGACAGACCAGAAAAAGTATTGTCTTGTATTAATTTATAAGAATCAATACCCTCGTTTTCCATCTCATTGATGTCTTTACCGCTGACATTATTTGGCCAAATCACCACATTATACCCCAATTCAATATACTTGTCAAGCAGCTTACACACCTCTTTATTACGAGGTTGGTTATCAAACACGATGGTAGTTTGCTCCTTGTTCAACCCCAACTCATCAATCTTGTTGAAAGAAGTGCCAGCACAAGCGATGGAGTTGGGGATGAATAGACTGTCAAGTGGTGCTTCAACGACGATAACTGGCTTGTTCTTATCGACCGTGTCCATACCATAGACAGTTGGAGCATCCTCGTTTACCTTGACGAGGATGTACCGTAGAGCCTCTCCGCGCATGCCTCGCAGCGATACAGCAGTCAACCTACCCATAGCATCAATAAATGGTATGGCTAGTCTTGGCTCATCAGTTTTGATAGATTCTTTGTATTTTTCATTGAGACCAGCGATATTCTGGACGTTGTCCACGTAATATAGGCGATCCAATGATTCTTTTGGTAGACCGCGACCGAGTGCATACTCAACTGCCTCGTGGTCTCTGGGGAGTATGGACAACTTGTCCATCAGCTGATCGATGATAGGTTTCTTCTCAAACTTTGGTTTGAAGTCCATCACCTTCTCAGGTTTGGAATGTCCCTTACCTTTACCAGTTTCGCCATCAGCGAATCTTTCTAGGACATATTGTTTGTAGAGGATACTGTCGATCTCTTTCAGCAGTTTACCGAAAGAACCAGACCATTGACAGTTATGGCATTTGTATAAGAGGTCGTTGTTTCTCTTGAACAGATATCCACGCATCTTGCGCTTGTTCTTTTGAGAGTCGCCACAGATAGGGCAACGGACATTATATAGATACTCGCCTTTTCGCTTGAATAACTCGAAGCGAGAGGAAGCCATATTCAGGTATTTAACATCTACATATAAGGACATAATGGGTATTATGCCCCAAGTTTATCTAAAAGACAAGGATTATTTTAGTTAAATATTTCAGCGATCCAGTCGAATGCACCTGCGATAAAACCACCCAATGCAGCTACACCTGCAATGAAATACCCTCTTTTCTCGAGGTCATTGATGCGCTGTTCTAATGCTTCTTGATCAGCACGAACTGCTTCGTCTCTAACATCAATAGTTTTTTTGAGATCCTCTATAGCTTCCATTATTCTATTCGAGGTTTCGTGTAGGTCTTTCGCCATTTCCCTGTTTCCTGTCGTGATGCGAGAATGAAGTTCTTTGAGATTTTCATCGTTCTCGATACGTCTCTTCTCGACCAGATGGGAAAGATCTTCGGTATCTTGTGCTTGTATTTGGATTTGAGTTTCGTGGACTGCGAGCATTTGCTGGATAGCACCAGAGACTTCAGCCATTTTATCTATCGACTCGTCCAGCTTGCCGAACAGATCTCTCATCTGATCGACTTCCGTTGCCAGAACTGCGATTTTAGTCTCGGGTGTTTGGGACACGTTTCTTTTTCCTTCTGCGAGCAAGGGGCATGAAACGCGGATCTCTTCCAGGTTCACCCTTTGGACCAACTCCAATTCCGTGGATAGCACCACCACCTGCACTATTTGCAGCGAGGTCTTCCACCATGAAGTTACTAAAAGATAACAGATTAGAACTTTCCAATAGTTCTGCCTGTTTGATTACTTCTTCATCTTCCATAAAGACTTCTAATAAAGCATCAACATTATCTTCATCATCTTCTCTATACTCTTTAAGTATAGCAAGTGCAGCAGCAAAAGTCAACAGACGTTTTGCGTTGCGGTCGGGTGATTTCATCAAGGACTTTTGTACCTTGAATACGAATCGTTGTAAGAGAGAATATGAATCCATTTCTTGAGACGAAACAGGATCTTTGATCTTTGTTCCATCTTTATCGATTATCCCCAGCTTGAACGCCTCACTGCGCTCAATTGGGGTTGCCAACATACGCAGGAGTCTATAAGCAACAACTGTATCTACAAATCTTGACATTATAGTTTCCTAAGTTCATCTAATATGTTGGCGTCTAATGGAATATCGGAATACTCGTTTGAGCCTATAATTTCTAGCGGTACTCTATTTAGATACACCAGAAAAGATTTTAAAATTGCAAAGTGCTCTGGGTCTGTTTTGAAAAATAGCAACTCAGTTGCATTAGATCCGAACACATTATATAAAACAATTAAGTGATTGATAATTAATCGTTCACTTAAAACGCCATTCCTTTCATAGCGACGAAAAAGGCGTTTCAGATACTTGAATCTTTTAAGATCTTCTTCTAAGTCTTCCATCCCCTCACATTGAGGGTTATTGTATTTCTTTATAGCGTAGATCAAAAAATTTGATTCATTCAATTGCATAATATATGTTTTTTCTTTTTTAGTTGGTAACTGCGGCAGTGCCTCCTACGACCCACCACTTAGACCCAATATATATTAGAGTCGCTGTGTCACCCTTTTCATTAAAGACAACTGTGTCGTGCCCAAGATCCGAATCATCAAGTGTCAACGTATTACCTGTTGAATTTGATATCATCGCAATAATCTTGATTTGACCAGTCGTTCCTGCTGCAATAGTCAATGTTCCAGTCGCTCCTGGATCGCTGAGAGTTGTAACAGTTTTAGCAACCGAAACAACACCAGCACCAGTAAGTGATTCAGAATCATCGATAGCAACTGTTGAACCGAGTTTGACTGGGGTGTCAACATCAGCAAACAGATTTGCTATCGTTAGCTTTTGACTTGCGCCACCCTTAACCAGATACAAAGTATCGGCAGAGTCAGCAGTCGTTGCAGCAGTTAATTCACTTAGCTTTTGATCAGCCATTACTCAGACTCCTCGGTTACGATTAGGAATCTGGGAATTCAGTTTCTTCAGCATCGCCCATGGCTACAGCAGTAGAAGAACCAGAAGAAAGAGCAACCAAAGTTTCGTACTTCTTACGAGAACCAACTGTTTGGACGTGAACCCAACCAGCGTGTGCTGGACCATTGTTTGCAGCAACGCCCATTTCTGTGGCATCAACACCGTAAACTGTTTCTGATGTAAATCCACCAACTGAGTTTGCAGCAATCATATAGCTTGGCTTTTCACTGAGTGTGTAGTTTTCGCCAGCACTGATAGCGACAATAGCAGCACCTTCAGTATCAGCATCAACTACTGTGCAAGCAGTATCTGAAGCAATAGCTGTAATTCTGAAATCAATAGAATTAGCAGTAAGGATATCGCCCACTGCAGCTTCAGTTGTAAAGGCAGTTGATGTGCCTGTCACAGCTCCATCAGTGCCCAAGGCAATAGTGCCTGTTGACGTTTTATCGTCTTTAATTCCCCAACCTGACATTTTATCTCTCCTAAAATTGGATGTTTGTTTAACTATTTATATGTTTTTGGAACGAATCGTGTGAATCGTGAGCAGCATGCATCTTCTCTTTATCAGCAGGTTTCGCTTTCATATACTTCGACATATATTTATGTGCGTCGCCTTTGCTGATATTGTGAGAACTGCCGTCTTTAAATTTGACTGGCTTGTTAATGGTAACAGCTTTGCGGAGTTGCATAACAATATGCCCTCCGTGGCTTTCATCTCCTGCTTTCTTACCCTTGTGCTCACCGTCATCTTTAGTATCTTTTTTGGTGGTAGCCAAACCCTTAGAGTCTGCACGTGCATGGCGTCTTGCGTCTGCAGCTGCATCTTCTTTTACTGCAGCTTTGTAGCCAGCATCAGTTTCTTTTTCTTGTCTGGCTTTCATATTAGACAGACGCTTCAGTCTGCGTTGTGTCTTTGCGCGCATCTCCTCGGAGTCGCTCGCCATATTTTCGTTGACAGGATGAATACTATACTTACCGCCAACTTTATCCATTTTGTTACCCTTCATAGCATGTGCCTTGGCTTTATCGGCAGTCATCGCTTTTGAGGAGTTTACGTGCTTACCCTTGCTGTCGGTATACTTCACGACATGGGTTGCATCTTCAGAATAAGACGCTTGAAGGTTTTTTTCTTTTGGCTTCTTCTTGTATGTTTCAAGACCAGTGCCTTTTACTTTCTTTGGTCCAAGACGCTCTTTTTCTGCAGCCTGTGTAGCCATTCTGCTCATAGCACCTTCTTCAACCTTTTTAGGTTTCTCGTTTGGATGAGTTTTCTTTCTGAGGTCGGCAACTTGCTTTCTAACATTTGCCATGTATTTTTCACTTCCTGGTTTTGGACCATATCCTGATTTAATTGCTTCGTCAACTGATTCGTCTTTGGCATTATGTGCAGCATCAACCTTATTGAAGAATTCTTTCTTTTCTTCGTCCGACATATCTTTTAGAGACTTGCCAGTTTTCTTCAGCATTGCGTCAAACTTGGCTTTGTATCCATCTTTGGCAGATGCAGCCATGTAGCCATATTCGTCAAGCGACTCTTCAGAGACATTCGCACCTTTGCCGTGCTTCACAAGATACTTTCCAGATGGGTCTTTGTGGACAACACCGTTGTGTTTCTTGGCGTGAGAATATGCGTCTGACTTACTGAAAGTTCCAGCGTTATGGTAGTCGCGACCTTTCTCGCCTTGAGCACCGACATAGCCTTCTTCAACTTCTTCTTGACCATATTGTGCTTTTAATCTTTCGTGCTCAGCTTTTCTGTCTTTGGCTCGCTGATCAAGGTCAACACCTTGCTTTTTCAATTTTGCCTTCAATCTGTCTTCAGCAGAACCCTCTTCAATTTCTTCTTCGTTCATTGAAGGTCTTGCAGCTTGATAGGTTTTGGTTTGTTTTCTTTCGTTATGCTCGTCTTTGATTTGCTTCATGCTATAGCTTCCGTGTGGGACGCCTTTAGTAGCATGGAACTTTAATCTGGAATCAGACATCTTTGAGATGTCTTCAACTACAACTTCTTCAGTTTGATAGCGATTCTTTTGAGTGTGTTGTTTTGCCTTTTGGAATACTGTGCTGTCACCTGTAACAATATACATCATAGATTGCATAACTTTGTTTACAGCTTCGCGCTCTTGGGGATTCAATACTTTACCAGACTGCATCTTATCCAAGCCACGGTGCAACATAGGAAGTTGGGCTGGTGACATCATACCTTGACGCACAAGTTGATCCAGCTTTTTATAATCTGCTGCTTCAGCAATCAACTTTTCGCGGATTTCTTTCTCAAGTGACATTGTAGTAATCTCCTAATGGATTCTTCTTTTGATTATAGTATTTATAAACTCAGCTTCTTCCACTTATAGTCTTCAATAAACTCTTCGGTCTTTTCTACCATCAAATCTCTATCAATATCTTTCTCTCTCATCCCTATCAGTTCGTCATACGTCCCAATTCCTGTAGTTTGATAGTGATGGAACCACCAAGAGCCAATTCCAGAATCTAGATATTCAGGGGAAAGTAAAAATTTTGCGTATTCTTCATGAGCTGTCCACCAATTAAACCCATCGTGCTTCCACCTTGCCCCAGTGTCAGCCTCATACATCGACCAAATACGTTCTTGTATTTGGTGTGGCAGGTCTGTTTTTTTAGCACCCACTTCTTCGTTGTGTTTATATTGACTGAACAATCCAGATTCTTTCCAAGTACGATCAAACTCAGACTTAGATCCCTTGAATAGCACATTACAATTGTCACTAGAAATGAACAACGGAAAGGATACAAGGTGTTCTTGTGGCATATTTTCTTTCCACCACCGTATCCCTTCCCAGAATGTCTTTGGCGTTTCGTGTGGAAGACCAACTATAAAAGAAGCTGTTGCTCTATACCTTCCGCTGTTATTTGATTTAAAATAATTCTTGGCTTCTAACAAACCAGCCTTCAGTTTTTCGGGAGACAAACCCTTGCCGATAGATTTTGCAGATTCTTGATTGAAAGACTCAATGCCATAGAAATGTCCCCAAAACCCCATCTCACATAGAAGTTCTTTATCCTCTGGTCTTGATGCGAGTAGATCTGCTCGTATGTACCCAGCCATATTAAGGTTGAATGGTAGTTTGTTTGTTTCTGTTACAATTGCGCGCATTTTATCTTGGCTGTCATTGAATGTTTCATCGGCAACCGAATAAGAAGTCACTCCCCATGAATCATGATTTCGTCTCAGTTCTTCACCAAGATTCTTCATATCCCTAGTATAGTCTCCCTTCACACCAATTAGATTGTAATTACAGAATTTACAAGCAAACTTACACCCCCTAGCAAACTCAAGAGTCATATGCTCGTTTGGTTGAATGAAGTCTCTCTTCTCGTAGATTACAGTTAGATCTCTTTGTGGTGCGCAAATATGGTGTTTGTCGCAATCGACATATTTTATCTCACCATGTTCCACACCCATGTTTCGACCAGCAGAGACAGTTTCGATTACAACAGAGGAAGGTTTACCAGTAAGTTTCTTCATGAGTTCGTTGAACCCATATTCTCCGTATCCGAATACAAAATAATCAACGTATTCGTGGAGATAAAATCCTGAATATATTGATTTACTGCCACAGACAATGGCAACGTGAGGATAATTATCCCTGACGTATGCGAGATATTTTTTTGCAGTTTTGGTGTGATGACTCGAACCTAACATCGGAAATGTAAGACTGAGTCCTAGGAATTTAGTGTCTTGTGTGATCCGCGAGTCGATTAACTCTTTGAATTCTTCGTAGTCGAATTGTAGCCAATAATCGACCACCTCGACATCCCAACCTTCAGTTCGCATGAAGTGCGCCATCTTATACGCACCTGCTGCTCTTTTCACGCTCGTCCAGTTTGGATCTTCAACTAATGAATGTGATGTTTGGAAGAATCCAAGAATAATTCCATGATATTTCATAATATAATTTATACTGCTTAAAAGAGGTTACGATTCGACCTTTGAGGAAGACCACTGACGGCAAGACCAATAACCTGCTTTTGTCTTGTCTTTCTTATTTGCGCAATCATGTCTTGCACGGAAGTTTGCTCTTCTTTCTGGATCGTCGCGTTTGATTTCCATATTTGGATCACCGAAACGAACTACTTTAATCTTCTTCGTTGATGGGTCGCGAACATACACTTTAAACTTCTTATTTGGATTCTCAGAAGTGCGTATGATTTTATTCAACTTCACACCTTTCTTTTCTCCATCTTCCATGATGATTGCGTCTTCTATTTCCAACACTTCATCAAGATGCGAGCAATCGTCACAGCAAGCATCTTCGAGAACCATATCCTCATCATATTCAGTATGAGCAAGGTCAGTGTCGTGATTCAAACCACCCTTTTTCTTTTTGGTAATGAATGCGTTTACGCGAGCATGTCCCCATTGCTGTGGGGTGGTTCCTGGACGGTGACCAGTCTTCCAAGCAGCAACGCCACGATTGTAAACTTTGCGGAGTGTTGAAACGGATATGCCCGATTTCTTAGCTTTGTCAGCCATTGCACCTTCGATGAGTTGATCTTGAAAACTAAGCATCTTGTTATCCTTATTTCATTTTACTTGAGTCATACTTGATAGCATGAACAGGAGTCACTCTAGACCCATGGAAAGTGTTATGTGTAAGACGAGTATTACCAGCCAACAGGTGAGTGTGACCTGTATGTGTGTCGTGGAGGACGATAGGTTTTTGCATCGCTTTGCCAGACTTGAATTGTTTAGTAACACGGGCGTGTTTCGTCTTATCAATAGTTCCTGGTGGTGGTTTAGAACCAGCATCAGTATTACCGACTTTCTTAGCAGACATCGGAGTAATCTTCATTGTTGTACCAGACTTCATAGCCTGATGATAGTTCTCTGGTTTCTTCAGATGGTTCAACATTTTATGAACGTGATTTGGGAATGAACCCTTTGGTACACCAGCCTGTGTATGCACTTCATCGTGCTCATCAGTATGGTGAGGTGTTTTCCATTCCCGATTTTCTACAAAAAATTCTATAAAACCTTTCATTTCTTTGCCTTTTTAATCTTAAATTTCTTTGCTTTATATTTAGAAGCACTACCACCCTTCTTGACGACGAACTTCTTAGCTTTTTGTGCAGTCATGGATCCGCGTTTTTTCAAACGACCCAACTCAGCTTTTCTCATTTGTGGCACAAGACGAACAGCGATACGACTGATCAGTGGCTGGAATCTTTTAACCATAGTTTCCAGTCTTGCCTTCTCTGATGGTGGAAGGGCAGATTTATCGCGACCACGGAGCAGACGCTTATACATCATATTCCTTGCACCACGAGTAGCACGCATCTTAATTTGAGCATTACCACCTGCTCGCTTCATTGCACGAACACGTGCAAGTTTCAGTTTAGTTTTGTTTCTTCTTGCAGCTTGTCTACGCTTGATACGACCAAGGGGTGTCAATGCTTCAGTGACTTGAATATCTTTTTCATAGTCATCTTCGTCTTCAATCTCAACCTCAACAACCTCGTCGGGATCTAGCATTCCGAGGTCGACCATGTCGTCAATTGAAAGATGGTCAGCCTGCAACATCATATCCCGAATATCTTTTTCGGTCAATGCCATGTCCATTGGCTCGGCAATAATAGGTTTACCGTTATCTTCTAGGTCTTCAAGCATCCCAGCGTACAAACGATTAACGTGTTCAATTGCTTCCGCAACACTTTCACGAACGATATATCCATCGCCTCGATCTTTATAACCCTCGGGAATGTCTATACACGCTTTACGTTGTCTGCAGTAATACTTACCTTCACCGCACATTTTACCGTCTTCTTCATTCACTACCTTGTAATGTCTCTTTGAAGATGTTTTATTTTTCTTCGTAGTTTTTCCTGGTTCTCCTGGAGTCATGGCTTTCATATATGCCGTGGCTTCAGGTGTTCCTCGTTCGTATCTCGCTTCCTCGGTCAGCTTCATTGCCATGTCACCGAGGAGTCTTGAATTCATTTTACCTCTTGCGCCCAACTTGCGTAGGATTTCTCCAGCATAGAAATACATGTCATGTCTCGCTGTACCGCCACGAGACTTTTTATCCTTCTCGTAATCTTTCATAACTGCTTTCGCTAGTTTGGCATACTTGTCTTTGTAGATCGTCTTAGACTTGACGATATCTGACATTGAAATTTCTTCGAGTTCTTCTTGCTCGTCAATCTTAATCTTGTCAAATACTTTGGTGTCTTTCACACGCTGTTTGGAAACACGCTTCTTCACGTTGCGGAGTTTACCAATCTGCGGTAGAGCCATTGGGTCTTTCTTGGTCTTTGGATCGACCAATACATCTTCAGATCCTTCAGGAACACAATTAGGAACNNGACCAAAACATCTTCTACTTTTTCTTTGACGTCTTTCTTGTCATGAACGTATCCGAGTTTATCTAAGCGAACATGGTCGGCATATCGTTTCGCCATGATGCCTTTCCCAGTTTTCGGGTGATACATCATATGTGGCTTGAATTCTTCCTCATCCATCATACGCTGAACAAACTTGGTATATTTGGAAGGTTTGGTTTTTGCACCCTTATCGCCTGCCGCTGGTTTATATGCCTTTGGATCGCTATCCGACATTTTTGCTTGACGTTTGAATTGTGCATCACGCTTTTGTTTAGTAGATTTACTTAGACCAGCATGATACTTAGCAGGTTGACTACCTTTTCTTTTCGCAATATCTTTGTCCTGTGGGACTTCTGTTTTTTCTCTCATAGCATCCAACTTTGCAGCGACCGCCATTTCGCGTCTTTTCTTTTTGCTCTTACCTTTGAATTGAGGTGCATCAGACTTCTGGAAATCGTCAATCCACTTACCCATCGAATCAGATGCGTCTAGTTTTTCATTCATTTTTCTTTTTCTAGCTGATTCCTGATCGTGGATCCATTTCTTGGCGATATGAGATCTAACAGGGGAATCAACAAACCGCTTCACATCTCTGAATGCTTGCATCAATATTTTGTCTGTGTCTACATTGACGCTGTTATCAATAATAAACATATTGTTTTTAAAGATCTGTTGGAATGCACCTATATTATTCTGGACACCCTTCCACATCTGAGATACGTGCTGATCAGGTAGCTGACGAGGACGCGCACGATTTCTTTGCAATGCTGTCTTTTCATCGGTGTTTACAAAAACGATAGCAGTTTCATACCCCAGACTTTTCAGCTTGGCGTTCTGTGTTTTAATCTTTGCAAGGTTTTTACCAGTGCCATCTATGACCAAACCCAAACGCCCTCGCACAGCAAGAGCCTGTTGAAGTGAAGTCAATGCCTTTGCAGAACCACGGATCGCTTGACCGCGAGGAGAATAGATATTGTCTGGTGTTGGAAGCATACCCTCTCTATCAAGGAGACGCTCAAAATTATCGTCGGAGTTTATCAGCTTCAA